TTTATTAAAGAGACAGGTTTAGTTACTAAAGAGGTTGTATCCTCTCAAGGTAAAAAGAAAACCTTTCTCAAAGCTTCACCTGATATTGTTGAATGGCTTGAAGAGAAACATAATCAAACCGAAGTCTTACAACCTTGGCTTCTACCTATGGTTGTTCCTCCATATCAATGGACGAATGGATCTGATGGTGGATATAGAACAATGACAATGCCTTTTATTAAAGGATTGTCCGCTAGAGAATGTAATGACATTCATGAGAAACATGATTTCTCTACAGTTTATAAAGCTGTGAATGCAGTACAGGATACAGCTTGGAAAGTTAATTCAGATGTGCTTGATGTACTGAATTATTATTGGACTGAGAAAATTGAGACCGATATTCTTCCAGGCCGTATTGAAACTGAGTTACTACCACTACCTTGTTTACAAGAAGAGGTTGATGAGTACAAGCATAAGTATCCTAATGAGTGGGCAAGGTGGAAGCAACACAATGCACTGGTCTACACCGCCAATGAAAGAAACAAATCTAAACGAATTACCGTTGACCGTAAGGTGTGGATGGCTAATAAGTTTAGAGATGAGGAGGCTATTTACTTTCCTCATAATGTAGATTTTAGAGGTAGAGTTTACCCATTAGTACCTATGATGAATCCACAATCAGATGACTTAGGCAAAGCTTTGCTTGAGTTTGCTTATGGAGAAGAGGTAGGTGATGATGGCGAACACTGGTTTAAGGTACACCTTGCTAACACCTATGGTATTGATAAGGAATCAATAGATGACAGGCTTAAATGGACTGACGAACATAAAGTTCAGATCCAATTAGTTGCATCTGATCCATTACAGTACCGAGGCTTTTGGGAAAAAGCAGATTCACCTTGGCAATTCCTAGCTGCCTGCTTTGAATACAATCGTTATTTAGAGTCAGGTCTAGGTGCTAAGTTTGTAAGTGTTTTACCTGTAGGTCTAGATGGAACATGCTCAGGCATCCAACACTTCTCAGCTATGTTAAGAGATGAGGTTGGTGGTCGAGCTGTTAATCTAGTTCCTCAGGATAAGCCTGCTGATGTATATCAGCAAGTAGCCGATAAGGTAGAGGAAAAACTTAAAGCTTCTGATGATCCTTTGGCAAGTACCTGGATTGGGAAAGTCACTAGAAAGTTAGTCAAGCGACAAGTGATGACTCTGCCTTATGGTGCTACCTTGTTTGGTATGCGAGATCAGTTAAAGGAAGAACTGAAAGCACAGGCTGACAAAGGTAACAAGATCATTGATGTTCTCGATCCTAAAGATGAATGGAAACTTATTAATTTCTTAACCGATATTATTTGGGTGTCTATTAAAGAAACTTTAGTAGCTTCAGTTGAAATTATGGATTGGTTAAAGTCCATAGCTAAACTTTGTAGTGAGAACGACAAGCATCTTGAGTGGGATACACCTGCGGGGTTTCATGTTAAGCAGTTTTATAAAAAATATGAGTCTAAACAAATTAATACTACTTTTAATTCAATTAGGATTCAACGAAGACTTAATGTTTCATTAGATCTTCTTAACAAAAAGAAACAGGGCACAGGCTTTAGTCCTAACATGGTTCATTCAATGGATGCAGCACACATGATGAACACAGTTAATCGATTGGTTAACATAGGTGTTAATGACTTTAGTATGGTGCACGATTCTTTTGCGGTACATATAGGTCATGTCTCTACCCTTGCTAATGAGCTACGAGAAACATTTGTAGAACAATACAAGGATGGATTCATTGAGTTGTTCCATAAACAGTTAGAGAAATATAGTGGACTTGAATTACCTAAGCCGCCCAAACTAGGTAACTTAGATTTATCTCAAGTCATTCATAGTGATTATTTCTTTAACTAATAGTTACCTATACTAACCGCTTCATATTGGTAAAACTATTTCAAAAGGAATACATCATGCGAGATCAACTGTTTAGTATGAGTAGTAATCAGGCTCAAGTAGCAGCATTCAAGTTACTTGACAGGCTACAACGATTACCTAAAGAGGAACAGTTGGTCTCTCTTTCTATGGCATTCCTATTAGTTTGTAAAAGATACCAACAATCTCCAAGAGAAATGCTCGAGCTCTCTGAAAGATTGATTACAGATTCCTTATCGAAAGGTAAGGGTGACCACGTTCGGGCACTCATGGAGTATCTAAAACATGAGCTCTAAAAAGGAAAAGAAAATCATCATGACAATGAAACAGTACAACCTGCTTTATGAAGTTAGAGAAGATTTTTTAAACAAAGGTATGGAGCTACCAACAAGAGTTAAAACAAAACTAACTAAAGCTGGGCTCGATCCTGACTACATCCAAGAAAGATTTATTTGTAAATAATTTAAGGAGAAAAAATTTATGGCACAAAAACCATATCGAAAATCCTTAGTAACACCTGAGGGTACAGCAATCTATCCATGGTTAACAGAACCTGATAGTAGATTCGGTGACCCAACATACAAGGTAAACCTAAGAATCAGTGGTGATGCAGCGAAAGCATTTGTAGCTAAGGTTGAAGAAGTTAAAGCTGAAGCTATTGCATACCTACAACAAGACAATCCTAAGCTTACAGCTGAGAACTTCAGAGTTCCTTTAGTTGAAGCTAAAGATGAAGAAGGTAACACCATCCCTGATACCTGGGATGTTAAAGCTAAGACCAAAGCATTCTATAAGAAAGCTGATGGATCCATGGCTCCTATGAACTTTGTGATCGTAGATGCACAGAAGAATGAGATGGGTAAAGACACTGCTATTTGGGGTGGCTCTAAGTTAAAGCTTGCTCTTAATGTAGGTGCTGTCTCTACTGCTATCTACTCAGGTCTTATGTTTAGAATTAATGGTGTCCAGGTTCTCGAGTTAGTTACAGGTGGGGGTAATGCTTCATCCATGTTCAATAAAGAAGATGGCTATGTAGCAGAAGAGAAAGTAAACCCAGTTGAACTAACAGGAGATGAGGACATTGACTTTTAAACGACAGCAGTTCCGAGGTATTAGAGAAGGCTATCGTTCAGGGTTAGAGGACTTGGTTGCTAAACAATTAAACTCTTTAGGTATTAAGTTTGAGTATGAACCTAAGGATGGCAAGGTTGAGTACACCAAGCCTCAGTCCAAGCATAAGTACACACCTGACTTTGTCTTTGCAAAGTTTATTGTTGAGACAAAGGGTAGGTTTACTACTGCTGATCGTAAGAAGCACAAGCTTATCAAGGAACAACATCCTGAGATAGATATTAGGTTTGTCTTCTCTAATTCTAATACTCGAATATCAAAACAATCAAAGACTACTTATGCCCAGTGGTGTGAACACTATGGGTTTAAGTATGCAGATAAATTAATTCCAAATGATTGGTTACGGGAGATTAAATCATGAACCAAAAAGAAATTGTGAAAAAAATTTTACGCAAAGAAAAAGCAATCAGTCATCTGAAAGCTCAGCACTACAACATAGGTTGCATTAGGAAAATCATTAGTGACCTAAGAGCTGAAGGTGAAACCATTAGGACTGTTCGTACGACAGATCAGAACGGACATCCTTACACGTCGTGGGTACTTTTATAAAGCATGAACCCTGTCCACGTTGCGGGTCAAGAGATAACTTGGCTCGCTACGATGATGGCAGCGGTTACTGTTTCGGATGTAAATACACAGAGAAACTTAATGGGGAGAATGCAGTGCAAGAGAACAGCCTTGGGCTTGTTGACTTAGAGTATAAAGCCTTATCTACACGGAAGATATCCGAAGAAACCTGCCGCAAGTACGGCTACCAAGTAGGTACATACCAAGGTAAGCGAGTCCAAGTCTGCTCTTTTAAAGACAAGGGTGGACAGGTTGTTGCTCATAAGCTTCGTTATCCTAATAAAGATTTTAAGTGGCTTAATAAATCAGATCAATTATTTGGTCAGCATTTATTTAATAAAGGTAAGTGGGTAGTTGTAACAGAAGGTGAGATAGATGCACTCACAGTAAGTCAACTCTTTAGTAACAAGTGGCAAGCAGTCTCCATAACTAAGGGAGCGCAAGGTGCTAAGAAACAACTAGCAGAAAACTTAGAGTGGCTTGAACAATTCGATCATGTAATTCTAATGTTCGATGAAGACACTGCGGGTAGGCAAGCAGTGAAAGAGTGTGTTGAATTATTCTCACCAGGTAAAGTTAAGATTGCCCACCTTCCTCTTAAGGATGCTAATGAATGTTTAGTTAATGGTAAGGGTGATGCAGTTGTGCAAGCTGTATGGAATGCACAGGTGTATAGACCTGATGGAATCATTAATGCTAAGGATACTTGGGAAACATTTATCACTGAGGATACAACCCATGCAGCTGACTATCCTTGGGGACACATTAATAAATTCTTAGGGGGTATCAGAAAGCGAGAGCTTGTAACTGTTACCGCAGGTACAGGTATAGGTAAATCATTATTCTGTCGAGAGATTGCCTTCGACTTAATCAAACAAGGAGAGACGATAGGCTATGTCGCACTCGAAGAAAACATCAAAAGAACTTTACAAGGATTCGCCAGCATACATCTCGGTAGTCCTTTACATCTTGGACTTAAGGAATTTAGTAATGAACAACTACGGGAAGCCTGGGAAGTTTTTGCAGGACATAATAAGTTATACCTTTACGATCATTTCGGGTCTATGGATTCAACTACTCTGTTCAATAGGCTTCGTTATCTTTGTCACGGTTGCGGTTGTAGTTATATTTTTCTTGACCATCTTACTATTGTTACATCGGGCATTAATGTTGATGACGAGCGGAAGGCATTAGATCAAATCATGACTAGGTTGAGAAGCTTAGTCGAAGAAACAGGCGTGGGATTAATTCTAGTCTCACATTTAA